TACGCCTCTGCCCGCTGCCTCTCTGCGGCGCTCTATCTCTTCTACCGCTTTGTCTATATGCGCTGTCATTATCAATGTCTTAAAGCGTGTGCGTCTGATACTCTCTAAGTATGTACGCTGCTGCTCGTCCGTCATGCCCTTAAGCTCTAACTGCTGCCCGTCGCTTATTGCGTTCTCGATATGAAAAACCGCATCACGGTAACATTTCATAAGTGTAAAAGTGTTGTGGTATTTCTCTTTCTTCCGCTCCTGCTTTTCCTGTCGTTTCAGTTCTGTTATTGTAGCCTTTGCCTGTTTCTGCATCAGCTCTGTTAATTCGCTTTCGTGCAGCTGTACCCAGCTTTCAGCCTCTGGTGGCATTTCTGCCCCTGCCGCCGCTGTTGTCTTTGTTTCTTCCTGTTCCATGTTCTGTACCTCGCTTTCTGTTAATTAAACGGCAGCTCTTCGTCTGCCCCCTCTGGGATATTCATAAACCCGTCACTCTCCGGCAGCTGCTGCCCTCTCGCCTCTGCCTCTGCTTTGCTCTCTCCAAATCCTACGCTATTTGCCACAACCTCTGTGTAATATACCTTGCTTCCCGTGCGCTGGCTCTCGTAGCTGCCTGTTTTAATCTTGCCCGTAACCTCTGCCCTGCTGCCTTTGCTTAACCATTTCTGCGCCCATTCCGCAGTACGTCCGAAACACTTAATATTTATAAAATCTGTGTCTTTCCCGTCGTCTACCGCAAGCGTAAAGCGGGTAATAGCTGTGCTATTGTCCTGCCCGCCATATCTAAGCTCTGGCTCTCTTGTAAGCCGCCCTGCAAGTGATACGTTATTCATGCTTTCTGCTCCCCTCTTCCAGTTTGTCCAGCTTTGAAAATATAGCCAGCAATTCCAGTGCGATAATTCCCAGTAAAATATTAGTCATTTTCTACCGCCTCGCTTTCTTCTCTCAATCCTGCTGCCATATTGCTAAACGCCGCTGCTACGTTCTCGCATAATGTCGCCAGTGCTGGCTTTCGCTTGTCCAGCTCTAACGGCGGGTTTACTCCATGCTTTTTCTTATAGTTCTTTTTCCACTGTCTGTATTTCACTGCTTACGCCCCTTTCTCCATATCGCATACGGCAATATCCATACTGGCGCTGTTATTATCAACACCGCTTTTGCTGCGCATATCGTCACAAATACTGCTACGTCTACTGCTGCCTGTCCAATTTCTTCCACTGCATCTACTATGCCGTCCATATACTCAAACATTTACTACCCCGTTTTCCTGCTTAATCTCAATATTTCTGCCGCCTCGCTGCTTTATGATTGCCTCTACGTGCAAGTATGCAGGCAGCATAACCACGCTGCCTGTTCGTAACTGATATTCTACGCTTTTCCGCATCTTCTCGTATTGCTCTGCCTTGCAAAACGCCGTACAACCCAGAATAATTGTAAATACCTGTGCTTTCTTCTTTTTCCGCTGCCGTCTATTCATGTTCTGCCCCGCTTTCCGTGTCCGTTTCGGACACCTTACCTGTATAGTCTGTTACTCTGATACCCAGAATACAGTAGCCCTCTGTAAGCCCTGTATAATCTTCCAGCATATAAATAATATCTGCATCAATCGTGCGCCCTGTGTGCTTACCGTCCTTAAATTCCAGCATTTTAAGGCTGTCGCCCTGTTTGTATCCTCTGTCATTCTTCCGTAGCTCAAAGCTCTTTTTTCCGCTTATTACGTCCTCGTAATCAGATGCCACTATCTTTAATTCATGTTGCTTATGCTCTATATTCCCCTCGCTTGGCAGATGCTCCATTTTTTCTGTGTCTGCCCGCTCCTGCAATTTTTTCTTTGTCTGGCGGTCTATAGCGTCCTGCTCTTCGCTGTATCGCTGTTCGTCTGTCTTTTCAGCCTCTGCCTTATTTATGTACTGGTCGCATTTCTGGCACGTTCCCGTTTTTACGTTACAGTCCTTGTATTTCTGGCAGGAATAGCACAAAGATGTTATGCTTTCTGGGTGCGGTGTTTCGTAATCGTCCCCCGCCTTTTTCTCTGCTACCTTTTCCGCTATTTCCTTTGCCCTCACATTTTCGCCCGCTGCTGCTTTTTCCGCTATTTCTTTCTGCTCGTCCTCGTCCAGCTTGGCTGCCTCGTATGCAGCAGTGATACCTAAATTGCCCTCTTTCAGCTGCTCTTTAATCTCCGGCGTGGCGTTGTTGTTGATTGCGTCCATTCTGGCTACGTTTGTGCTGCTCTCATTTATCATAGCCGCCACTAAATCACGCATTTTGCCTTGTATCTCTAAGCCGTCCTCTTCCTTGGCTCTGATAAGTGCAGCTTTGGTGCGCTCTACTAATCTGGTTTTTTCATAGGCTGTAAGTTCCTGCGTATATCCGTTGCCCGCCAATACGCGCAGCTCATACATTGCCTCGCTCATATCCATAAAGCGGTAAAGCACTTTCTCATACTCCTTATGCCCCCGCTCTAAGTTCAAAATATTTGCCGCATTACGTCTGTGTCCGTCGATTATACGGTATTCCCCGTTTACTCTCGCCAATACTGTAGGCTGTTCCTGTCCTACGTGTAAAAAGCTGTCTGCCAGCTCTTCTATGTTCTCTAATTTCTGGTGCGTATTCTCCTGCGCTGCCTTTACCTCGTAAGGGCTTAAATAGATTTCTTTGTATCCCTCTGTCTGCGCCTGCTGCCCCGCTGCTTTTGTCTTTGCATTCAAAATATCGTTAATACCAAACTTTGCCATATTCTTTACCTCGCTTTCTTAGCTATAATCTCTTGCGAACGTTTCCGCAAATCCTCGTTTAAATGTGTCCCAGTCCTCTTGTTTTCCTACTCGGTAGTATTTAATTATCTGCTTGTGCTTTTCATACGTTCTGCCTATGCAGATACCTAATCCTCTATCTTCTTTTATCCAGAATATACGTAAAGTTTCGTGCATTTCGTGAAAGCTGCTTTTGTACGCCTGCCTGCTTTCCACTCTCTCAATGCAGTATGTAAAAAAGTCGTTCCAGCTTTCCGTTGTCATTTCCTGCATATACTCTGGGTAAGAGTTGTATTTTGAAAATGCCATATTGCTACCTCGCTTTCCCTGTATACGCTGTTACAAATTTCTTGTACCCCTGCGCCGCTCCGCAGCACGGGCTATACTCATAAATCGGCTTACGCATGAAAGTATTTTCTGCTACTTTCTTGGAATACCGAATAATACCCAAAATATTAAAATCTGTCTTTTGTTCCAGCCACTCTACGCCTGCCGCCTCGCCGTCTGTGTTCTGGTATGACGTAATCAGCACGCCTGCCAGCTTTAATGCTGGGTTAAATGCCTTTGCGTCCTCTATCTGTTCTGTCACAATGTCCAGCCCCCTCTAAAGCGTCCTCGTCCACTTTTACGGGTACTATTACCTCGTCCGTGATTGCCAGCGCATTTATGACATTAAGCCCAATATCCGGCGGGTTATCAATGATACAGTAATCATAAAAGCCACCCATAATGTCTGCAAATCTCTTATAGCGTTCTGTCTGGTTCTCGCTGTCCTCTTTTGTCAAATTCCACGTAGCCCCAAAAAGTGACATATTCGACGTAACAATATCTATGCAGCACTGCTGCCCTACGTAATCTGTATTCTGTATCAGCTCTGTTGCTCCCTGCCAGTCCCCAGCCAGCAACCTTGTAACTGGTGCTACGCTCTCTGCGTCGTATCTGCTATACGCCTTGCTTAAATTCCCTTGCTTATCATTGTCAATCAGCAGCACCCTGTAACCTCTCCTGTAAATCTCATACGCCATGTTTGCCGCTGTAAAGGTCTTGGCTACGCCACCCTTTAAGTTCAAAATGCTTATTGTTTTCATTCTTTGCCTCTCTTTCCTGCGTCGCCTCTAACGCATGGTTACTGTTTCCTGCTCTTTTGTAAGCTCGTCTGAATGTAATAAATACTGCTCTATCAGCTGCGCTGCTGGCTGCCAGCCATAGCAGACGGCGGTATAATAGCCCTGCTGCCGCAGATACTCTAACCACTCTTTCTGTTTCTTGGTCGTCGTGTTCTTGCCTGCCTTAAGCTCTATGTAAAGCCCATGATACCCAGCCCGTGCAGCTGGTAGCATAATATCCGGCACGCCAGCCTTTACGCCCTGCCTCTTAAGCGCCACCGCTGTTGCTGCATCACGTTTGCCGCCGTTTGGCACATGATACATATATTGCAGTTCCGGCATAAGCCCTGTTCTGTATGCAGCCCAGTTAAATAATGCCTCTTGATGCCCGCTTTCGTCGTCCAGTCTAAAGTTTCTCATTTTCTCGCCTCGCTTTCTGCTTAAATTCTACATACTGGCAAATTCTGAAAAGCAGCCCGTCCTTATGCGGCTTGCTGTTCTCTATCGCCAAAAGCGTTATTGTTTCCTCGCTTTGTAGTCCCACATTTCCCAGTACGTCCCAGCGGCATATATCGTAATATCTGCACCGCAGGCAGCAGCGCTTACAGCCCTTGCCTTTCTGGAATAACCAGTATTTAATTTTTTCTATCATGTTTTCTGCCCTTTCTGCTGCCGTTGTTTTTTCAGCTCTCCTGCTGTTCAAAAATAGCCGCCGCAATTCTAAACGCCAGATATGCTGCCACAATCAGCGCCAGCAGTCCGGCTATTATCAACACTGCTGCAATGGCAATGCCCTTGATTATCTGCATTTCAGCCCCCCCTTATCTGTTATTTTTACTAAGGTGTATCTTAAATACCCGTAGCCGTAATACTCTGGGCTATGTACTCCCATGCTCACGCTATTTTTGTCCACGTAATAGCCCTTTATTGCTTTTGGCTCTTTCTTGAAATACTCACGGTCTGAAATTATGTGATACTCTGGCTCTGGTCTTACTAAATTCTTACTGCAATTCCAGCGCTTACCCTGTAATGCTCCGTCAGTACCCTTTTTATGCGTTCCTGTGTACTTGATTAAATAACTTGCCAGCTCCGCATAGTTGCCGCTGTCGTCCAGCGGGAATACCTTAACCCTGTTATGCCCCTCGTATGCCTTATACCAGCAGCGTTGTAAAATCTCTGTATCAATTTTATTTACTACAAGGTGGTGATGCCTCGCACCTTTCTTGCCTATCTCCATAACGTGTATGTATTTGAACTCTAACCCTGCTTTTCTGTACTCCTTTCTGCACTCCCTCAAAAATACGTCTATGTCCTGCCGCATCTGCTCCGGCGTTCTGTCTGGTTCTCCTTTCCTGCGGATATAGTCAAGCACTAAATGGTAGTCCCCATATCCATAGTTCGCATTTATGAGTATCCTTAACTTTCTCTCTGCCTGTCTGGTGTTTACTTTCTCCTGCTCTTCTTTTGTTGGCTTTACCTTATCCCCTCTGCTGATACCTTTCTTTTTGTATCTGCTGGTAAAGTACCTCTCTATCTCTATCGTATTCCCCGCTTTTGTTACCCTCTCTACGTATGGCATATATCTACCTCTCTGTCGGTTCGTTAATACTTTTATCAAGTGTTAAAACGGGCTACCCACCCGTTAAATTTCTTGACTTTGCGCCATACATAGCTTATAATTTTTATAGTATTTCAAAGCTGTATAGCTTAGCGCCTATGGTGTTTCCCCACCGTAGGCGCTTTTATTTTTTCATGTTTCCTGCCGCTCTCTTATGCGGCTTAAGGCATACTCATAAGCCCGTCTGTACGGCTCTCTGCAATCGTAGCCCGTGCAGCTGTATAATTTGCTGCCCTTGCAAAATTCGCAGCTATGCAGCTTTGCGTAATCGCTCGCCGCCCTCTCCTGTCGCTTTTCCTCATATTCCAGATGCCGTTTAATCTGGTTTGCATCTATAACCGCAATTCCCAGCATATTTGCTGTATGTATTTCTCTGTCCATTCCCTCTGTTATGCCGTATTTCACACCAGCAATAACAAAATCGCAGCCTTTCAGCAGTGCAAGCCCCGCAGCCATGCCCCTTGCCCGCTCTTCCGGCTTTTTATCGTCCATACACTGCGTCATATATAAATGCGGCGTAATGGGTGCTAAGCCCGCCTCTAACGCCTGCCGTGTCAGCTGCTGTGCATAATCTATGTTTCTGTCCAGCTCTGCGCCGTCTTTCGCCCTGTACGGGCTGCATATATAAACTTTTTTCATACCTAATTACCCGCTTTCTGTTGTGCCTCTGTCCGTGCCTGTTCATTCCCTGCCAGATATGCCGCTAAATGCATCAGCTCGTCTGCGTCTTTTTCTTCAATAAAATCACAATCCACGCAGCATTTGCAGTACCCCGTAATTTGTAAATATCCGTCGTATACTTCCTGCGGTGTCTTGCACTGCTTTAAATCATTTATCAAAGCTGTAAGCAGCATTATTGCCTTTATGCCTGTCTCGCCACCTTTTCCGTGTATCCCTACTGTAATCTGCTGCATTTTTGTTGCGCCGTCTGCTCCTAAAATTGTTTTACTCTTCATTCTGTACCTCGCTTTCTTCCTTAAACCCAGCCAAAAGCATAGTCATTGCATCTATCGCTGTATCAAAATGTTTCCCCAGCTCTGCTGCATCAATAAGTCCCTGCTTTGTGTTTCTTCCGTTCCCTTTCATTACTTGCGTTTGCAAAATAGGTTTTAACTGGCTAAGCCCAGCTATGCTGTTCTCTTCCTTTCTTCTAATCAGCCGTACCGATACCTCGTAAGCTGTGCGCTGTTCTCTTTCTCCTGTGGCTGCATCAAGCACCTTTTCATACTGGCGGCTCTGATACCGTCCCAGCAGCTCTACAGTGTCGCCCTGCTGCCACTGTGCCGCCTCGTCTGCCTGTTCCTGCCAGCAGATGCACGGTAAAAAGCAGCTGCCGCCTGTAAGCTCATTTCTTACCTTTACCGTAATATCAGTAATGTGCTTGCCTCTCGGCGTTTCTCTGTGTGTTGGCTTATTCGCTATAATGCCTCTTACTGCTACCTCGTCCTGCTCTACTGCCTTTTCTGATACCGCCACAAAATCTGCCAGAATATATACCAGCAGTCTACCGCTCTGGAAGTCCTTAAGCGTCTGCGCCTTGCCTGTCAGTAAAAGCCTGCTGCCCTCTACAAATTCCTGCATAACGTCAAACTCTATGCCGCTGCAAGCCTTGTATGGTACGTCCTCTGCAAATACTACCGTTACCTCGTCCGGCACGCCGCTTGGTCTTACCGTTTCCAGCTTTGCCATATAACCACAAAACGGCAGCCCGCATAGCTGCTTAATTTCCTTAATCTGTGTAAGCGTCCCTACCAGTCCCGCTGCATTTCCCTTGATACCGCCACCTGTAAGCTCGTCCATGATTGCAGTATCTAAATCCCGTAAAAAATCCGGCTTTTTCTTTGTCATACTTCCTGCCCTTTCCTTTCTTATATGTAAATGGTGTAGTAAAGCGACATCTGCAAATCACTAAACTTATACTGTGCTGTCTGGTCTGGCTCTAATGGTTTCAAAAGTCCCAGCTC